ACACTGGGGTGCAGATTGGAAGATTGTCCGCTCGCTTGATTAGGCAATAGCATGGGTTACTGAGCACGGTTTTCCTAATGTTATTAGTTTTGACCATGACCTGGGGCTCATGCACTATGCCAATGATTATTCGGACGGTAAGACCGGATACGATTTTGCTAAGTGGCTGGTTGAATACGACATGGATACACATACTATGCCTCCTAATTTCACATATACTGTGCATAGTAAAAATCCGGTAGGTTCAGAGAATATTCGTAGACTGTTAGATAACTATATAAGCAGGAAATGAAACAAGTTACCTATATAGAATTTCCGAGCGGCTGGCGGCCGCCGCCGTATCGAAATATTAAAATACAGGTTGTTAGACAGGTCCGCGCCGGAGTATCGAAAAATGGTAATGAATATTCGGTCTTTATTGGAAATATTTCCGATGAGGATGCAACATATATTACTTTAGCAGATCCGAATGTTAGAATTAAAAACGTAATGGAGAATAATAAATGAGTGCAGGTATATTAAGAAATTGGTACCTATCAAAGGTATCAAAGACAGCAAATCCGATAGATTATTTTCTTGCAATGCAGGAATATATGTTATATGAGATGAGTGTATTTAACTTTAACCTCAGGAAGTATTTTTAATACACTTTTGATAAATAAGCATAACAACTACCTTTAGGACCGTTGTTACGACTGGAGACAGGCGTCGTGCAGGGGTGATTCGCTACCATCCCTGTACTTTATACGGAGATGTTATGAGATTATTTGAACTTTTTGAAGCAAAAACCGAAAAGAAACTTGTAGTCAAGTCTCCGCCGCCACGTAATTTTGTTGCTAAAAATGCCAAAACTTCGGGCGCAGGCGCACACGAACCTAAAAAATACAACCGTAAAGAAAAGCATAAAAGCAACACCTTAGACGAAGAGTTGTAAATTTCAATATTTTCCAATAGTATCCCAATATGCAACTAAATCAAGATTAGTTGCATATCTGTTTTAGCTTCAGCTAAACTAGTGTATATCAAAAGGATATTATTATGGCAGGAAAGAAATATTCGGGTTCGTTTGTTAGTTGGCCTAAGCCACACTTTGCGTATACGGTAAAGACAAATAAGTATTATAGTCAGCATTATCAGGGTGCATTGATGTATGCTCATTATGAGCTATCATCTATCGAACTTAAGAAAGAAGTTATCAAGTACCTTAAGAATATTGATCCTAAACATCCCGATCTTGATCGTATTAAAGATATTCACGAAAATAGATTTTCAACAGTTGGTAAGTATATGTATATTCTTAATCATGGCGGTGATCTTCCCGAAGATGTCTTGCCAAGGTTAATGCCATCTTTTGAGAAGATTTTAAATGAAGAAGAAGCGAAGATCGCCGCGGCTAAGAAGGAAGCAGAATATGTATCCCAAGAAGGCGGCAGCGATAAAAAAGTTGACGACACTCCTAAGATGGTTATCACGATACAAGACCGCCTACAAGAGAAAGCCCGCGAGGTGGCAGGTGAAGTGGAGGGGTGGATAGATGAGTTTTGTGCAGACAAGAAAGAACCAGTAAAGACTGTAGAGGACTTTGTAAATCTATTCAAGACTTACGAATTAAAGGGCCCGCACGCCAGATATATGCAGAATATATTCGAACGTAGGGCAGCAGAGATAACCGAAGCAGCCGCTGGCACAAACAAAGACCTAAATGAAGCATATTCTAATTTCTCCAAACCCGAGATTAAGAAGTTTGCACTATTTCACGCCAACTTATTGAAAGCATGCGTTATGCTGCAAGAGGTGGCGAAAGCATCACGTGCTCCTAAGAAGAAGAAGCCTGTGTCACAGGATAAGCTTGTTGCAAAGATAAAGTATAAGAAAGAAGATAGCTTGCTAGGCCTTGCTAGTATAAGTCCTATACAGATATTAGGTGCTAAAGAGGTTTGGTGCTTTGATACAAAAACACGCAAATTAATACGGTATGTGGCCGATGATTTACTGGGCCCGCTCTCTGTTAAGGGCGTCTCTATTATCGGGTTCAATGAGGCGAAATCTGTAAGCAAGACGCTAAGGAAGCCCGCCGATCAATTGGCCGCATTTAAGAAGTGCGGAAAAATACAGCTTAGAACATTCATGGACGAAATCGGAACTACGGGAATAACACCAACCGGTAAGGTAAACGAAAATCAGATCATACTTAAGGTTTTGTAATGAAGATTTTTATTGATACGGAATTTACAAATCTTATACCGGGTAATAAATTAATTAGCATTGCCCTGGTGGATGAAAATGAAGATTTTTTCTACGCTGAATTAACAGATACCTATACAATAGATGACTGCTCGGATTTCGTAAAGGCTTTTGTCTTGCCATTCTTATTTGGTGAAACACATTGGCAGATGCCCTATTACGAATGTGCAGTAAAGATAGGAAACTGGATAGAAGACAGGGGAGAAGATTGTGTTATTGCTTGCGATAGCCCTGATTGGGATATGCCGCATTTGAAAAAATTGCTTGAACCTTGTTGGCCGGAAAATCTACATAGGAGTCAATATCACCCTGTTTACGTCCCGCCTCATATTGAAGAAGATATTGTATTAGAGAATGATTTTAATATTCATAATGCTCTGCACGATGCATTAGTAATGAAGAAATCTGCCGACCTGCAGAAGATATTAAAGTTCTGATAAATATTGGATGAAGCTATCTAATTTATTAGAAACAAAAAATCCAGGCTATAAACCAGGTGAGCCTTACTGGGAATTAGATGCAGAAAACAAGGTTTATACTGTGCATCAGCCGGATGGTACTGAGGTTTCTCGTTACATGTTTCAACATATATGGGATTCGAGTCCGGCTATGCGTAGTGCCAAAGAAGACTACAAAAAGATTTATAGCGAGTATTATAAAAAGAAGAAAGACGCCGATAAAGCCACAGCTGAGTCTAAACCACTAAGTTCGGTAGAAATGAAATTCTTAAATTTAAGTCAGGCCGTAAAAAGATATCAAAAGTATATTTTTCCTAAAACACCCGAGGATGATATTTTAGATAAAGAAACAAGAGATGTATACCTTGCCACTGCCACCAAATGGTTAGAAAATATGAATTATCTAGCCTCTAATGGTACTATAAGAAAATCACTTATAGACGGAACCTACAATCCGCCAACATAAAGATAAATAGTGTATCACTGGAGTTGATATACTTATGTCTTCACAAATTACGCCAAGAGTTTTGTTAATGAAGCAAATCGAGCTCGGGCTCGGTGCGCAAATGGTTGATGTTGAATTAGACGTCGAACACCTGAATCTTGCAATAACGTTAGGCATCCTAAAGTTGCGTCAGCAATCCGATGGAGCTAACATTGAGAAAGATATTTTCTTACACATCACACGAGACATAAATGAGTATACTCTTCCAGAAGAAGTGCAAGAAGTAAGACGTCTATACCGTCGTGGTGTCGGTGCATACACTAACGGTGGAGTAAATTTCGACCCGGTAGATGCTGCATTTTACAATATCTATTTGTTACAGCCGAATAGATCTGGTGGATTAGCAACCTGGGACTTTTATAATCAATTTCTTGAGACAACTGAAAGAGTTTTTGCAAGTCAATACAATTTTACGTGGGATGTAAATTCTCATAAACTAACACTTGTTCGTCGTCCTCGCGCCGATGAGGAAGTTGTTGTAAGAGTGTACGCAAGAAAATCCGAAGATGATATAATCAATGATCCTTATACAGGTCCCTGGTTGATCGCTTATGCATCGGCTAAGGCCAAATACATGCTCGGCGAAGCGAGAGATAAGTTTCCTAGTGGATTTCCAGGTCCATCTGGAAACGTGACTTTAAACGGTGCGACATTGAAACAAGAAGCAAATGCTGAAATTGAAAAACTTGAGCAACAGTTGCTAAATCTTGTCACAAGCGGAGACGGATACGCATTCGTAATAGGCTAACAAGAACCTATAACCCCTGAGAGCTTTTTGTATAACTACTACAAAGAACTTAACTCAGGGGTTTTCTTATGATTGTAGGTCTCATAGGTTTTATAGGTAGTGGAAAAGGTACTGTCGCCTCTCAATTAGTTAGCGAGTACAAATTCAGGCAAGATAGTTTTGCATCAAGCCTTAAGGATGCATGTGCTGTAATGTTTGATTGGCCTCGTGCCATGCTCGAAGGGGACACAACTGAGTCAAGGGAATGGAGAGAGATTGCTGATCCATGGTGGTCTGAGAAATTAGGAATACCTAATTTTAGTCCCAGGTACGCTCTTCAGATTATGGGTACAGATGTTCTAAGAAATCACTTCCACCAAGACCTTTGGTTTATTACCGTGCAGAATAGGATTAGAAAAAATCCTAATCAGCATGTTGTTATTAGTGACGTTAGATTCCCAAATGAGATTAAGTTTATCCAAGAACAAAATGGCGTCCTTGTAAAAATTAATCGCGGCCCTACTCCGGTATGGTACGAAACAGCATTGCTTGCAAATAAGGGTAATTCTCTAGCAAAAGAGGCAATGACAAAGACTTACTCTAGCGCACATTTTAGTGAATGGGCGTGGGTAGGATCTAAGATCGATTACGAAATAGATAACAATACAACGATGGAAAATCTTAATAGACAAGTAGCGGATCTTATAAAGGGTGTCTCGAGATAGAGTAGGATTTTGAACTAGTTTGATGTTTCATTTGCCGTGTATTTAACCACGTAGCTGATAAATATAACTAACAAGAAGCATAATTCTTCAAAGGAGTTAATTATATGGCAGTTTTAGTATCACCAGGTGTAAGCATTTCCGTTATTGATCAGAGTATCAATGTTGGTGCAGGTCCTGGTACAGTTCCACTAATCTTTATTGCTACTCAGCAAAATAAATCCACACCCGATGCAGCAGAAATTGCACCAGGTACTGTTAAAGAAAACGCTGGTATAGTATGGTCTATTACCTCTCAGCGAGATCTAGTACAGACTTTCGGTGATCCTATCTTCTACGAAGTTGCAGGAACATCAATCAACGGATATCCATTGAACGAATACGGCCTACTAGCAGCCTATTCTTACTTAGGAATTTCAAATCTTTGCAGAGTAGTTAGAGCAGATATTGACACTGCACAGCTTCAGGCAAGCCCAATTGAACCAACAAGCCCGGCCGCAGCCGGCACATACTGGTTAGACGAATCTGTATCATCATATGGTCTGTTTATACGTGCTGGAGTTTTCCCAAATGAAATTTGGGTATCGGTTACACCAGACTATGTATTTAACTATGCATCCGGTATTACAAATCCTCCTGCACCATCAATGGGTGTTACAGGAAATCATGCCGTTGTATTTCAGACAGACTCGGCTGAAATTTCTTACTGGGTAAGACAAACACCGCCAGCAACATATTCATCGGGTCCTTTAGCAGGATCTTCGGTTGGAGTATTGGTTACTGTAAATGATACCACCGGTTTAGTTGCAGGAATGACACCTACTGTCTCGGCAGGAACAGGTGCTTTTGCTGCCGGTACATTTGTTGTTAGCGTCGACAGTGGAACAACATTTACCGTTAATGCTGTGCCAACAACGGCACTAGTAGGTGCAACAGTTACGGCCGGCTATGCATGGGTTCAACTATCGGGTGCATCGGGTCCTACAAGTATTGTTATCCAATCTGTCTGGCCAGATCTAACCAATGTCCTAACAACTCAAGAATATTGGGTTAAGACCGGTTCCCCAGCACAAGGTGCTAACATTGTTCTTCGTAGAATGGATGCAACTTTGGGTCAATTCTTGCAGGTAGAAGCACCAATATTGGCTGATGACACCGCTGCTGATTTGTATTACAGTTCTAATCCAGCTGGCTCGAACGGCCAGGTTTATGTTAGCCTAACACCAAATGGTCCTACAGCCAATACCCTTACATTTAGAAAGAACGTATCGGGTACCTGGGCACCTTTAGCAGTCATTGTTGGTTCGTCCCCTGTGCCTACAGAGGGTCCCGATAATGGACAACTATGGTTTAACGCCGAAGTTGGCATCGACGGAGTAGGTCAGTTAACAGTTGATATTCTTATTGCTGACGGCCAAGGTAGTTGGCAGAACCTTAACATCGAAGGATTTACATATGTCGATGTCCCACCAACTCCGGGCGATCCTACAGTATATTCGCAATCTGCAGATCCACAAGATAACGTACCTCCTGTGTCTTTAATCCAGGGCGATATTTGGGTCGATACTGATGTTGATCCATATCCTGTTATCAAGCGTTGGACAGGCACTTCTTGGATCTTAGTAGACAATACAGACCAGACAACACCGAATGGTATCATCTTTACTGATGCACGTCCAAATCCGTTATACACGCAAGGTGGTCTCGGAGAGAACAACGGTGGTCCAGGCAATCCTGACTTAGACCCCGATGCACCAGACGCTGACTTGTATCCAAAGGGATTCTTACTGTGGAACACACGTTATTCAACAAATAATGTCAAGGAATGGCAATCACCGTTTGTATTCAACAGCGTAGAAGCTAGCCCAGATAATACAAATAATGGCTCAGTAGGCCGCTGGGTAACATCGTCGGGTAATAATGCCGGCGGCGTTCCATACATGGGTGCAGCAGCACAGAACATCATGGTTGTTAGAGCAATCCAGGCAGCAATTATTGCTAACGAAGATATTCGTGCAGAAGATCTATATTTCAACTTGATTGCAGCACCGGGATACGTTGAAGCAATTGACGAAATGCTTGTTCTTAACGAAGATCGTAAGCAAACAGCTTTTGTTGTTGGCGATACACCATTTACGCTAGCAGCCAACGGCACAGCATTACAGAATTGGGCAACAAATAAGAGTGTTGCATACGGTAACGGCGCCGATGGCCTTGTATCAGCAAGTAAGTATTTTGCTGCATGGTATCCAAGCGGTCTAGCAACAAACGTAGATGGAACAGATGTTGTTGTTCCACCATCGCACATGGCTCTACGTACCATTGCATATAACGACCAGGTAGCATATCCGTGGTTCGCACCAGCAGGTCTACAGCGCG